GCTCGCTGCCCGTCATCTGCTTGATCGGGTTGCGTGTCCCGCCTGCCCCTGCATGCCGCTGCTTCTCTGATTCCTCGAAAAACCGGTAGAACGGCACATAGTCTTTGTTGGCCTCACGCATCGCCGACACTTGCTCGACATTTACAATCCCGCTCTTGTGCAGATAGTTGAGTAAGGCTTCCCGATAGGCCAGGCGTTCCTGGTGAATCTGCTCGTACTTGGCCTTGCCTTCCCGTACCACCGTCTTGGCCTCCTCGATCGGTACGCCGGTTTCGATCCCTTGCCCTGCCTTCTCAATGGCCCGCTTGGACACCATGTACGCACGGAAGCCGTCGAGATCCTTCTTGACCGGCTCCAGGATTTGCTCATAGCCTTTGGTGACGGTCTTGTACGTAGAGAAGTCAAACGCGCCGTGCTTGAGGAACTCCGTCGCCTTCCCCATCGTCCCGCGCGTGAGCCTCTCCAGGCTGTAGGGATTCTCCGCCGTCGGCAGATCGGCTTTCCCACCAGCCTTGAGCGCCTGCTTGATGGGATTCAAGTTATCGACTACAGAGGTATACAGGTCAGAGAGCGTCATGCGTTCGGTCTCGGGCTCCTTCTGCACGATGCGATCAAGCACCGCCTTCTGTGCCGTGCCGATGGGGATGTTCGTGGGTTTCGCCGCTCTGCCTGGAGCACCCCCACCCATCGCGATGTCAGGATTCCACTCATCCAGCATCGTCCCCATCTGTGCCCGCTCGGCTGGCGTCAGCGCATCCAGGTGGCGTTTCCCTGTGAGAGATTCGGTGAGGTCCTTGAACGCGGGACTGTTATCCCAGGCCATGCCTGCCTTCTCGGCTTTGGCGTGGAGATCCGAGACGCTTGGCGGACTCGTCGGTTGCTGATAGGTCTTGGGAATGGCTACATTGTCCGAGGCCAGATCGTGCAGAATCGTGGGGTCTTGCTGAATATCTGCAGCCACTTGGTCAGGCTTCACCCCTGTTTCGGCGTAGATGTTCCGCAGCTTCGACGCCATCTTCATCGACCCCTTCACGAACCCCAGTGTCAGCGCCGTATCAATGAAGTCGTTCGGTTCAGGGATCTGGCCCTCTAAGGCCTTGCCGACCGTCACCATCGTGGCCACCTCACCGGTCATCGTGGCGGCAGCCTTGGCGGTGGGAGACACAATAGGGGCTAAGCCAATGGCCTTCCCGACGGCCCCCGTCGCCGCACCAGTAATCCATCCCTTAGCCGTATCGATAAAGGCCCCTGAGAACCGGTCCCAGAAGTCCCCAAAGCTCTGCGCCTCGCCCTTGTCGTACTTATCCATCAAAATCTTGCGAATCCCCGCAGGCAAGGCAAACGCCCCTGCCATCCCCGTCACGGGTGACGCCGGACCGCCGCCAGCGAGAAAGCCCCCCATCATGGCCGGGACATCCCCAGCGAGCGAGCCCACCTGGCCAGCAATCCTCGACATTCTTGGCGCATCAGGCGCGACGGTGGCAGTAGGTTTCCCCATGAGGAGCCCCGTCACCGACTCCCCAAATCCCGCCTTGAGCGCATCAGTAAAATCTGTCACCGGCTTGGGCTGGCCCGCTTCGGTCGCAGAAACCGTCACAGAATCTCGCTGCCCAAAGCCTACAGGATTAAACCCTTCCTTAAATCCTTGCAGTTGCCCAACTCCACCTAGGAGAGGATAGCCTCGCTTGATCATTTCATCCTTGAAATCCTTTAGTAGCGCCTCGTGCCCAGGAACTGTATCCCCAAAGACATCTTTAACTGGTTTCCCATGGCTATCTGGCAATAGAAAGCGAATCCCGCGATATTCTTCAGGATTGTACGTTTCTCCAAATTGCCTCACATCATGTTTACTTCCCTTATAAAAAGGCGTACCAATAATCTTGCTCATCTGTGCCGCAAACTCCTTGTACCTAGGATCATCAGGGTGTGTTGGATTGCCTAGTCCAGGAGCAGTTCCACGCGGTTCATCAATATATTTTCCAACTAGGTCGGCAAGTTGAGAAGCTTTACTATTTCCACCTTCCGTAGATGATTGCGTTGCTTGCTTCAGCGTGGCATTCACATATGCCTTGACGGGCGCAGGATCAAACGGGGGCTGGCCAAAATAGGTGTCAATCTCACCCTGGCCAAAGCCTGCGTCAGACAGCTCCTTGCGCCGACCCATCGCCCAGGTGTTCTTCTCCTCATCGGAGAAGCCTGCTTCGTGCAGGGATTTCAGTTCTTCCACGCCGTTCATTGCTTCTTCTTTCGCTCCAGGTATTGTTCAGGCGTTTCATTAGGCAGACGTGCAACAGGCGCAGTGGTAGTAGGCTGCCGCCTAAGGTTTTGGCTAATCGACTGAATGGACTCCTGCATGGTCTTCTGGAACTGCGACACCTGGTTGCCAATGTAGTTCTTACTTTCACGCTGATAGAGCGTGCGAGGATCTTCGTTGGCTTTGCGTAACCGTTCCTCTTCCTGGCTTGCAAAGACCTGAAATTGCCCATAGAGGATGTCGCCTTCGGTGTCGAGCTTCCCCATTGCCGGATTGGACTTGGTGATGGACGACTTAAAACCGTCGAGCATCTTAGAGGAGGCCTGTGCAAGTGACGCGCCTTCATCAGTTTGCGCTTTCACAAATTCATTGCGAAGGAAATTGAACCGCGCTGGCGTGAGTTTCATTTTTGAGGCTGCGCGGGTGACTTCGTTCAAATCCAGCAGCTTCTCTTTATCGCCATACGGCAGTTTAATACGCCGAAACAGCTCGGCAGAGGTGGTTTCATCGTTCTTCAGCGTGCGTTCTTTGGAGTTGGACTCAATCATATGGATCCAGGCCCGTCCCGTTGACCCATCAAGCTGATCGTTCAGCATCAGCTTGCCTATTTCCGTCGCTGTGACGGGCGGGAACTTGGAGTTGCCTGGATTCCCCTCATGCAGCGCATACTTAGACCCTAACGACTGGTCCGTGGAATCGTACAGCGCCTTTTTCTGCCGAAGCCGCTCAGCTTCTGCTCGCCTGGCCTCCACTTCTTGAGCGCGGACACCGGTTTCAGCCGCACTCATCAGCGTGATCTTCTGCTCCCCCGTGATCTTGTTATCCCATTCGCCCTTTTCGAGCGAGTGCAAGGCGTGCTGCGGGCTATCGCCAATCATCCCTCGCACGGTACTGCTCGCAATCTGATTCGTCGCCATCTGCTTGATCGCCTGGCGCTGTTCGGTGCCTGCGCGGCCATAGTCCGAGGCGGGGTCATCAATCGCCTTCATCGTCGCCGCCATCACCGATTCATACTGCGAGGGATCGGTCTGCACCGTCGTCTGCGCGGCATCAATCATCTGCACGGCTTGGTTCTTCGCATGCACTCCTGCCATCTTGCTCTGCACTTGCGCGAAGTGGATGCCAAACTGTGCCGTGAGATCGGCGGCGCCACGATCAAACGTCTGTAAGGCCTGGCCGTTCGTGATCTGGCTGCGGTAGGAATCCAGGTACCACTTGAAACTGCCTTCGGTCGGCGCGTCCGCATTGCCACCGCTGTGGAACTGGTCCCAGACGTTCGTGCTTTTCGGATCGGCCTGATTTTCAACGTCGATCGCCTTCTGGGTATACGTGGATCTGGCTCCAGCGAGGAAGGTATGCACGTCGGTAATGGCGGCGCGTGTCGCGTTGTTCTGGACGATGCGCTGGACAGCGCCCGCGCTCTGGCCTGCCGATTGGATCGCCTGCCCGAGATTGGTCAGTCCTGGCCCTCCCGCATCCGCCGGACTCGCGTTTTGCGACGGCATCCCGCCCTGCGCACTCACTTGGCCTTCATAGGGGCGTATCTGTGACATTATTCTCCGTAGAGGAATGGTCGTTGCACCATCGCGTGGGTATAGGCCGCCTGACCCGCCCCACCGATCAAGTAACTCGCCGCATTCAGATAGCCCTGCCGCTTCGCCGTCTTGCCGCCAAACCGCTCCAACGCCGCCGCACTTTGATAGCCAGAGGCTTTCATGCGACCCTTATACAGCACCGTTTCTTCATCAAGCTTCGCTTGCCCGGCACTCATCGACAACACATCCAGCGGCGAGCCTTCGTCGGTGGCCACGCCTGACGCCCCGTAGCCTGCCAGGGCGCTCCCTTGCGCCATCTGCCCAGCTCGCCGCACCTGCACCGCGTCACGGTTGGCTTGATCCAGCGCCACCCCGGCGTCCAACTCACGCAAGTTGGCATTGTAGGAGGCCGACGCTTGCGCCGCGTTCGCTTGCGAGAGCGCGCCGAGGGCTGAGATTCCAGCACCCGCCATCATAACAATCGGAATTGCCGCCATTATTGGCGTATACGCCTCCATGATGCCCTCAACCTTCTTGAACCCCAGCCGCTTCGCCCACCGTCGCGCGGCCTCGTGCCGCGGATCCACGACGCATTCCAACCGCCGCACCTTGTACCCATTCAGAAAGCCCTTCACCGCCTTATGGATGCTCTTGCGATACGCAGGCATTTCCCATGAGAGTAAGGACCACACCTGCGAGCGCCCTGGCCAAAACTCCACGATGCCCGCACAGGCGATCACCGACGCACCAGCAAAGGCGCTATAAGCTGGACCTGCTGATTCCAGGGACCGTCCATACTCTCGCGTGAGTGTCGAGGACAATGACAATTGCGTCTCCCGCAGTTCCAACCAGTCTAAGTGCCAGGCCTGAAAGGGCACCACATCGACCGCTATCGATCCTGGGTGATCATTTGCGGCATAATCGCCACGACCGTCCCTGGGAGCGGGCTCGCAAAGCGCCAGCATATATAGTTCTCCGTGGTGTAACTGCCGTCCCACCCTGAATCGTCGCCCACATCACCCGTAAACAGCGGCACGGGTTGATTGAGCAGATTCGCCGCCGTGCGAAACGTCACCTCGTTCAGTTCCGTGAAGGACGGCCCGATCGACAACCCCAAGGTGTCATAGACGCGAAAGATGACAATGTGCGACCGCTGGAACTTCCCTTGCGCGGTGCCCGTGGCGGACCCTGCCTCAAAGCGTAAGCACTGCCCATCGCTCTGGTACGCATAGCCCAGATGCACGACCGACGCCGCATAATTGATCGTCCAGGTACCAGTGGCACTGACCACGATGTCGGGATGCGTGGCTCCGTCCACCAGTACTTGCACGGTCTCGCCTGCGAGATGATACGCGCCACCCCCCGTAGCCACCGGTACCCCGTCATAGGTCAAGCCGCCGTCCACGTAGTAGGCGTCCTCCTGCGCGTTCCCTTGTTCCCAGATGTCGGTGAGGAACACGTTGTAGCGCACCGAGCGCCCATTGATCCATCGACGCACCACGAGCCACAGTTCGTCGTAGCTGCCGTCTGACGCGGGAATGACACAGCAGGACTCGACGAAGGCCGGAATGGTCTGCTCCGCGTTCGACCATCCCCCGAGCACATGCCGCTGCCAGCCAATCACCTTATCGTCTTTGCTGTAAATCAAGGAGAGCAGCACCCCATCTTTTCTAATGCCCCACACAATCGGCAGCTTCTTTTTCTGATAGGCAATTTCTACCAGTCCCGACAGCGCGACCGTCGATTCCCCGAGCAGCGGATCGGCTGGATCATAGCCGCCCTTGGTGATGTGTTCCGCCAGCACGGTCGTATCGATCGCTTGCAGCAGGTTTTCATAATACTGATAGTTGATCTCGCGCACGCGCCGCCCGCCCGCCTCCACAAAGATGACGGCGGACCCCGCTTTCACCGGCTGAATATCCGCACTCCCCCAGCTCGTCGATTGATTGGCGTGAATATTCGTGGGCGTAATCGCTTCGTTCAAGGTCGAGGCGTTCACCAGCCATTCCCCTTCAAACGTGCCAACGGCAATGCCGTTACTCGTCCCCATCATCCAGCGAATGGATTGCACATCGTCACTGTTGAGGCGAAACGACACCGCATGCGCGTCCGTGACCGTCGCGTCAATTGCCGTCGGCGCCATATTGTCGTAGTCGCCGACGTAGGAGCCGTCGATACGCTCAGGGATCTCTGGCACCCCACCACGATAGAGCCGATCGCCATAGAAGGTGGCGCAGGAGGGATAGCCCGTCGTCTCAGAAAACAACCCCAGGCGCCATGTGAGTCGCGCGTTCGTATTCGTGAACGTGTTGATAATATCGACTTGCACCACGGTGGTGGAGGTGCGGGTGATAATCCGTGCATAGCCCCAGACGCCGGTGGACGACTTGATGCGTACCAGGCGCCCCACATCCGTCGTTTGGAACCCCGTGCCATCATTGATCCCGACAATCGAGGAGGCGGTGAGCGTCTGATTGAGTCCCGTCGCCGCCGCGGGCGTCAGGGTCGTCGTCGTGATGTTCTCGATCATGTAGGGGCCATCGAGAAAGACCGTATCAGCGAGTGTCCAGCTACTGTCCGAGACGCGCGAGAGCTTCCGTTCAGGATAATCGGGATGATTGATGTAGACCACATCGGCAGACTGTTTGAACTTGAGCTGGAACAGGTCCGCTTCCAGGTAGGTCGTCACGAGTGTGTAGACGCGTGTCGCAGTCCCACCACTACTGTAGGACGTAAAGCCGGTCGTGTTCACGTTCACGCCGTTGACGGTTTGCAGTTCAAACGTATTCGTCCCCCCGTTCACATTGGAGACGGTGAACCGCCGCCCATTCACCTGCGTCATGCCGAGCACGCCGGTCAGATCCACCTGATCGCCATTGACCGGATCAGTCCCGGTGTAGGTGACGACACCCACCGCGGCTTGCGTGATGCCGGTAATCGTGAGCGTCAGATCGTAGACGGGCGCGCGATTCTTCTTGAAGCGAATGTACTGATCGCCGACTTCGAGCACGAAGGCCGAAATGGTCGAATACTTAAACCCCACATTGCGGCTGGCTTTCGTCGAGTCCTTGGCTTCATCACAAAAGTACGTCCCTGGCCGTCGCGTAATTGGCCCTTGCAGAAACGGCAGCAGATTCTTACAGACGCGCAAGGCACTGGCGTAGCGTTCAAAATCGACGCGCCCCAGCATGAGCGGGGAGATCTCACCAGAGTTGAAGTTGTTTTTGAGTGGCGCCGCAGCAGGCATTTACGACTGTCTCCAACTCGTTCGGATCACCGTCCCCACCAGATACGGCGACGACGACGGAGCCGAGATCAGTCCCGGTGGACCCGTATAATTCTCACGCTGTCCCGGCCCAAGTTGGCGCGTGACGGTCGGCGCGAACCCCGTGAGGATGAGCGTCGCCACGCCGGGGATGAGCAGGACACCCTGCGAGATGACGAGAGACGGCGCGAACGTACTGAGCGTCAGTCCGAACACGTCTGGCGTGACGCGCACCCCGACCGAGACTGTTGGCGCAAACAGGGACAGACTGACCGTGGCCACCCCAGGAATGCAGATGGTGGGCGTGAGCACGGTTGGCGCAAAAGCTGCACTGGTCAGTGAGGCCGTCCCAGGCGTGACGAGCCTCGGCGTTAATACGGTCGGCACAAACAGACTGGTTAGCAGTGCCGCCGTAGACGCAATGACCTGTTGATTGGCCGTGGTCGAGACCGTGGGTGCGAACGTCGCCAACGAGAGCGTAACAATCCCAGGCGTCACCAACCGAGGCGTCAAGACCGTCGGCGTAAATGTGCTGGTGGTCAGCGTCGCCAGCGAAGGCGTCACCAGCACCGGAGTCAAGATGCTGGGCGCGAATGTCGTCAGTGAGAGCGTCACCAGTGCGGGAGTGACGAGCGCTGGACTCAGAACCGTTGGCGCAAAGGATGCGATCGTGAGCGTGACCAGTGGAGGCGTGACAAGAATCGGCAAGATGATGGACGGCGCAAACGTAGCAAGAGTCAGCGTGGCCAGCCCT